GTATTTATCTATTTCACGCTTAATTGATGAGATTGGAAAACTAATAGGTGCTTGGATTGGCAAGTTAAAAACAGATGGTAATTTTAAATAATCATCTTAGGGGCATTGTATTGATATGTTTAGTTCCGCTTGTCGGTGGGAATTGGAGCAATACTGCGAATGCTGGTGTGTTCTATTTGAATTTGAACAATGTTCGGTCTAATTCGAACAACAATGTTGGCGGTCGTGACTGTTACTTCAACCTGAAACTTCATAATGAAGATACTGGAGTAAGAGGGATACAAGTTCCTGCGGTAAGCGAAATCTATAGAGGAGGATTATTTGAGTAGTATGAAAAGTATTAATTTTGGTATCGAAAATCTAAACACCTCGAAGAAAATCGGGCATTTATTTGAGAAAGCATTTACAAGAGAAAATCTTTATATTGCTTATCTTGATACTATAAAAGGCAAAAGAAAAAAAGTTAAAACATTTAGGTTTGAAATGAATGTTGGTACTAACTTAGACACTCTTTATAACGAATTACATGATGGTAGTTACAAGCTATCGCCATATACTGAGTTTACGGTTTATGAACCAAAAGAGAGAGTTATAAGAGCACCACATTTTAGAGACTTAATTGTTCAACATGCTATTTATAGAACTATATACACTATCTTCAATCGAAGCTTTATAGATACTAGCTTTGCTTGTAGAAAAGGTGGTGGTACTCATAAGGCTAGTGAATATACACAAAAGCAAATGAGAAAATATAGTGGCGATATGTACTATGTAAAACTCGATATTAGAAAATTCTTTTATTCAATAGATAGAGCTATTTTAAGAACTCTATTTGAAAAAAAGATAAAAGATAAAAGGTTTATAGACTTGATGGTTGAATTTTCATTTATGAATAGTGACAAAGGTATTCCTATTGGAAATCTTTTAAGTCAACTATATGCTTTAATCTATATGAATGAAGTTGACCAATATATAAAAAGAGTTTTAAAAATTAAATCTTATGTTAGATATGTTGATGATTTTATTGCGATTGGATTGACACTTAAAGAGGCTAAAGACTTTAAAAGCAAATGTGAAAAGTTTGTGCAAGATAAATTAAATCTTGAATTTAGTCATTGGACTATTCAAAAGATAAAAAAGAGTATTAATTTTGTTGGCTATAGAACATGGCGAAGTGTCAAGTTTGTTAGAAAACATAGTATGTATAAGTTTAAAAAAGCGGTTATAGGTGCAAAGGTACCAGCTGTATGTTCTTGTATTGGTCATGCTGTAAATACGGCAACAATGAAATATTACAAGAAAATATTAGATGATTTACCAACGCCAATTATCTTACCAAAAGGAGCGATAAGATGTTTAAATATGTAGCGTATAGAAAAGTGCCTACAGAGCATACAGTATTAAGTTTTACTGGTGCAACTGATGATAATAAAGGCATTAAAGTACATCGTTTTAGTGTAGATGTAGTGTCTATTGAAAGCGATGATGAAACAAAGATTGATGAGCTAATAGCTTCACAACCTGAAGAGATAGGATGTACTGCAATTACATTAGATGAGTTTAAAACAGCTGTAGAGAGTTCAGCTCAAGTAAAACGAATTTATGATGTAGCAGCACAAAAGCTATCTGAGATTTTAGAGGGTGTTAAAAATAAGTATCCTCTTGAAGAGCGTGAAACTTGGGCTATCCAAAAAGAAGAGGCTGTTAAGTATCAAGCTAGTGGTGTTGATACAGACGCACCATTTTTGAATGTGTTAGCTACAGCTGATAATGATACGGTTGCTAATTTTGCAACTGCTGTCCTTGCAAAAAACAATCTGTTTACTGAAGCTAGTGCTTATGCTTTAAGTGAAAAAAGAAGAGTACAAGCAGAGCTATTAGCTGAGCTTGGAATTATTTAAAAGAGAGGTAACTAAAAATGGATTTGAATTTTGGTATTAATGGTAGCTTTGGTGTAGCTGCCGCACGACCTATAACAATTAGTAGTTCTACACCTATTGGGATTGTAGCAACTGCTGATAATGGTGCAACTGGACTTATGAAGTTCAATAATGCAGATGATGGCTTACAGTATATAGTTGATAATTCTATAACAGATGGTACTTTAGAAGTAGCATTAACTGGTATTAGCTTACAAGGTGTGAATTGTCCTTTGGTTGTTCATGTGTCAACTCTTGATGTTGACCCAGCAATCAATAAAACAAATATTTTAGCTGGTCTTGATATGTTAAAGCAATCAGACCCAGTAACTGGTATTGATTTAAAAAATGGTTTGATAATTGCACCTGAATATTCAGCTGATGTTGAAGTAGCTGCAAAGATGGATAGTATATCTACAGCACTTTGGACTACTGGAATTACTGATGATTTTAGTGTTGATGAAGCTGGTGTATCAAATTTTGTAGCAAACTTTGGTAGTAAATATCTTTTAATAGGTACTGGTAGATATAACGCTAATGGTATGTTAATACCGTTTAGTTCACTTATGGCTGGACTTATTGCATATCACGATGGTAATACTGCTTTTGGTTGGGCTAAAAATCACTCAAATAGAGTAGCAAAAGGTGTAGCTGGTACTGAAAGAGTTATTGAATATCTTGATGGTCAAGATTGTGAAGCTAGAAGATTAAGACAAAGCTCTGTATCTATGATTGTAAAAGATGTTGGTTGGAGAACATACGGTTTTGAGACTACAGATATTGACCCTATTTGGCAATCACTTGACCGTGTTCGTACATTTCATCGTTTAATGGCTGCAATTCTTGAAGCTAGTAAATGGGCTCGTGACCGTGAAGCTGACCAACTTATTTGGGTTAAAAAATCAGTTGTAGAATTTATGAATGAGCTTAAGGGTAACAATGTGATTATCGGCTTTGATGTGTTCTTTGACCCTGATAAAAATACAGCTGCTACTGTAACAGCTGGTAAATTTTATTTAACTGTATTAGTTCAAGATATGCCAAGTATCCGTGAGCTTAATATCGAACTTGTTTACTCAGATAACTGGGGCGATACGCTTATTAATTATATAAATGGAGGTGAATAAGATGGCTGGTTTAAAATTACCACAAAATGTGGTGGACGCTTCAGTTTTTGTTGATGGTGTTGGTTTCGCTGGTGTAACTGAAAGTATTAAGTTACCTGAAATTGAAGAACTTATGGAAAGTAGTAAGGCTGGTGGTTTTGAGAGAGACCACGGCACCGGTGTATTTAAAAAGTTAGAGTTTGAAATCGCTGTAAATGAATTTAATGCTGTTATTTACTCATCGGTAGCTGCTGGTTTAGCTAGTGGTGCTGGTATCAACTTAACAGTAAAAGGTTCACTGGTACAAGATGGAAAAAAGACACCTTTTGTTGCAACTATACAAGGTAAGTCTTCTATCTCACTTGATGGACTTGGTGGCGAAAAAGCTAAAACTACTTTAAAAGGTACTGCTGAAAGATTTAGTTTTGAGCTTGATGGTAAGCAACTATGCTTAATGGATAGCAGAAATATGATAGCACAAATAGGCGATGTTGATTATTTAGCTGAACTTAGAACACATATACTATAAGGGGTAAACTGTGAAAAAAATCAAATTAAGCGATGGTAAAACTATCGAAATGAGAGAGCCAAAAGTAAGAGACATGAGAGCCGTTGCTCAAGAAACAAATGAGCAAGAGCAAGAGATTAAATTAATCTCTAATCTTACTGGTCTTACAGCTGATGAAATGGATGATTTGTCTTTAAAAGATTATGCAAAATTTGGCGAAGCTTTAAAAGATTTTTTGTCATAGAATGGGATAATGCAAAAAAAGGTATGGCTATAATTGGTCATGCTTTGCATTTCTCATATAGTGACATGTTAGAGATGGAAGTAAAAGATTTTTTGTTTTTTGCTACTGAAGCTAATGAGCTTTTAAAGAGTGGATAAATTTTATAAATAGTGAACTAAAGAGTATCAGAACAAAAGATATTTTTAAAATGTGGTCACTATTTGTTAAGTCTATTTGACTGTAGGGTATTACCAAAGGTAGTACAAATATTAAAGTAAAAATTATTGATACAAATATAGGAGATTTTACAAATGGAAAAATTAGCTTTAAGCGTTGTAATTGGTGGTGCGATAGCTTCATCTTTTAACTCCTCAATAAAAACATCTACTAAAAGTTTATCACAAATCGGCTCAGAAATTCATAAAATGAATAAGACTAAAGTTGATATAAAGCGATTTAGGGAACTTCAAAAGAATACTCAAGGTAGTAGAAAAGAGTTTGTAAAGCTAGGTCGAAGCTTAAAAGCAAGTGGTGTAGATTTAAACAATTTTTCTACATATACATCTAAACTAAACACCAAACTTAAAGCCTTAAAAAAGAACCTTTTAATCAAGGGTAAAATACAGATAGAAAAAGATAATTTATTTGCACAAAAAGATAGCCTACTAGCAACTTTTGGTACTGGTATGGCTATAAGTGGAATGATTAATTTACGAAGTGAAATATTACAAGCTCAAGGCGAATTAAAGAGTTTAAAGATAGATGATGTAGGTATATCAAAAATCACAAAACAAGCTAAAGAATTTAGTAATACATTTGCTGGTACAACTCAAGCTGAGTTCATAAAAGCTTCATACGATATTAAAAGTGGTATTGCTTCACTTGGCGATGAAGCTGTAGGAACTTTCACAAAACTAGCAGCAATGACAGCTGGTGCAACCAAAAGTTCAACTACACAAATGACCTCATTTTTTGCTACTGGTTATGGTATTTATTCTAAACAATTTGATAAGTTTGGTGCTAAGACTATTGAGGGTTGGGATAAATTATCTCAAGAAGAAAAAGATATTAAATTTGGCGAAAGTTTTAGTGCTGGTATAGGTTCGGCTGTACAAATGTTTAAAACCGATGGTACTAAAATGCAAAATGCTATAGAAACACTTGGAGCTTCAGCAACAACTTCTAATGTTCCATTTGCTGAGCAAATAGCAATTCTTGGTAGTATGCAAAAATCATTTGCAAGTGGTAGTGAAGCCGCAACTGCATACAAAGGTTTTTTAACTGGTGCTGTAGCTGCTCAAGAAAAACTAGGACTTGAATTTTTAGATAGCAACAATCAACTTAAATCAGCACCATTAATTTTAGACCAATTAAAAAATAAATATGGCGAAACTTTAGATGATATGGAAAAACAAGAGATTAAAAAAGCTTTTGGTACTGAAGAGGGTATGAAGTTTATTACAGCTTTTTATGGCGAAATAGATGAGCTAGAAACTAGCATAAATGGTATGGGTAAATCTATAGCTGGTGGCACAAAAACAATAAACGATATGATGGACGCAACTCAAAACGGTAAAGGCTTTGCACTCCTTGGTCAACAAATGGCAAATCTTGGTTCAAGTATAGGAAAAATATTATATCCAGCTGTATTGGCTCTTGGTAGTATTCTTGGTGCTTTAGTTGTTGGACTAGATAGTTTCATTGATACATTTCCACTTATTACATCCGGTATTGGTTATTTAGTTGTAGGTATTTTCTCATATATTGCTATCTCTAAAACAGCTAAATTAATTTCAATGGCGAATAGAATAGCTATGTTATCTCTTAGAGGTTCTTTTTTAGCGAATATACCAGTACTAAAAAGCCTTAGATTGTCTTATAATAGATTAAACCTTGTAACGATGGTTTCAAGTCTCAAAACAAAAGCTTTAGCATTTTGGACTACAAATCTAAGTAGTAAACAAAAAATAGCTACATTTGCAAGTACTCTTTTTTCATCTAGCATGAAGCTGATAGGTGGTGCTGCTAAATTTGCTGGTAGAGGTGTTTTATGGTTAGGTCGTGCCTTAATGATGAACCCAATAGGTTTAGCTGTAACAGCTATTGCTGGTGCTGCATACTTAGTTTATAAATATTGGGAACCAATTAAAAACTTCTTTAGTGGCTTATGGAACGGTATTAAAAATATATTTTCATCAACTATAGATATTATAAAAACATATCTAGGGTGGACACCTCTCGGAATGCTATTAAATAACTGGGGTGTTTTAACATCATTCTTTGGTGGCTTATGGGATGGAATAGTAAATATATTTAGCAATACATGGAATGCAATTAAATCATCTTTTAGTGGTGTAGTTGACTTCATTAAACAACCATTTGTAAGTTTCTTTGATTGGATAGCTAGTAAGTTTGGATGGATAAGTGATTTTATAGGTAGTACAATAGGTGCAATATCTAGCGT